TTGGCGCGAAGCCGAGCGCAACCGCCTCCGGGCAGAAATCCAAGCTGAGTTTCAGGCGTCCGCGCCGATGGCCCAGCCCCGCATTCCCGCGCCCGCATCGGGTCAGCGGTCTGTCGCGCCGTCGCGCACAGGTCCGGCCTTTGCGGGTCCAACGCCGATTGGGGACATCCTCAAGCGGTAACCCACACGCCCGCGTCGGACGACGCCGGTATCTCATAGAAAGACACGAAAATGGCAGACACGGCCCCGGCTACCGGCCTTGTGGTTCAACAGTGGGAAGACAAGTTCTTCACCGAGTACCTGCAAGACCTCCCCATCAAGTCGATGATGGGTTCGGACGAGAACAGCGTCATTCAGGTCAAGGAAGACCTGACCAAGAAGCAAGGCGACTCGATCACCATCGCTCTGGTGAACCGCCTGACCAACGCCGCTGTCACCGGCACCTCGACGCTGGAAGGCTACGAGGAGGACATGGCGTCGCGCTCGATGCGCGTCTACGTCAACAAGCGCCGTAACGCCGTCCGCATCGCTGAAATGAGCGAGCAGAAGTCGGCTATCTCTCTCCGTGAGGCCGCTCGCGCGACCCTCAAGGACTGGGCGATGGAAGACACCCGCGATCTGGTCATCACGGCCCTCGGCTCGATTAACGGTGATATTTCGTTCACCGCCTCGACTGAAGCCCAGCGTGACGCTTGGCTGGTGGACAACGTGGACCGCATCGTCTTCGGCGCTGTCGCAGCTCCCTCGGCCTCCGACTTCTCGTCGGCGGTTGGTGACCTCGACACCACGGCGGACAAGTTCAGCGCCACGGTGCTGGATGCGGCCATCTTGAAGGCCAAGACCGCCAGCCCGAAAATCCGTCCGGTTCGCGACGGTGGCAACGGCAAGCGTTACTACGTCGCGCTCGCCCACCCTGCCGCCTTCAAAGACCTGCGCGACAGCCTCGACACCGAAGTTCTGGCCGCCACCTCGGTCCAGATGGAAGGTTCCAAGCTGTTCGAGGGCGGCGACCTGATGTGGAACGGCTGCATCGTCAAGGAGTGCGACAATATCCCGGTTTACACGAACCTGGGTAACGGCGGGACCACTGAGGTCACACCGGTCTATCTCCTCGGCGCTCAAGCCGTCGCGGTGGCCTATGCCAAGCGTTGGCGGTCGAAGACCGAAGACTTCGACTACGGCGACAAATACGGCGTGGCCATCGACGGCATCTATGGCGTCCGCAAGGTTCTGTTCGGAACCGGCTCGGGCGACACGGACGATCTGAAAGATCACGGCGTGGTCAGCATCTTCTGCGCCACCACGGCTGCCGGTAACACGGTCGGTATCGCCGCTTCGTAAGCGTAACGGGGGCGGGCCTTAACGGGTCCGCCCCTTTCGTTTTCCTCACACATGAAAGGGACACGTCATGGCGACTGTCACCGCTACCAGGGCCGCTTCGACGTTCCCTGCGTTCAAAGCCAACGGCGCGGGCATCCTGTGCGCGGCTTACGGCTCCTACGACTTCACGGCTGAACCGGCTGCGGCTGACATTCTGGAAATCTGCAAGGTTCCGGCTGGCGCGGTCATCCTTGGCGGCTTCATCCGCGCGGAAGACCTCGACTCCGACGCCAGCGAAACCATCGACATTGACGTGGGTTATGCGGCCAACGGCGCTGTCTCTGCGGACCCGGACGCGTTCGGTAACTTCGGCGTCCAGACCGGCGATGCGGTCACCGGCTATCTGCCCGAGGGCGGCGTTCTGCTGCCCCTGCACGGCACCCTCAAGGACGGCCCGGTCACGCTGACCAAGGAAACCACGATCACGGTGACCTTCGTTGACGACCCGGCCACCTTCGCGGCTGGCACCGTCACCGTCGTCGTTCACTACGTCGTTCCCTAAGCGTCGGAGGCGTCGATGACTCGCGCTGAAGCAATCAGACAGGTTCTCGAAAACCTGCGTGTCATCGACGCCGTCTCCGAACCGGCTGCGGAGGACTTCGTTCGCGTTGGTCGCCGCGTCGATCAGGAGCGCGCCCGGCTGATGGATAAGGGGCTGGTCTGGTGGGACGCTGACAGCATCCCCGATGCCGTGGCCGGTGCTTTCTGCGACCTCGCCTCGGTGCGGTCCATGACTATCTTCGCCAAGGCTTATGACGCGACGGGTGCGGAGGCCATGATCGCCGCCGCCAAGTCGTCGGAGCGCCGTGAGCCGGTGCGGGCGACCTATTTCTGATGCGTGTCCCGCTCCAACTCGGCAAGCAAAGCGGCGAGGCCCTGTCCCCGCCCGTGAGTTCGGAGCGGTTGCTTAACGGTTATCTGGAGCAAACCCCGCAAGGCCGCGAGCCTACGCCGGTTTACGGAACGCCGGGCTTCGCTGCTTTTGCCACCACAGGGGCTATCAGGGGCCTTCTGGCGGTCGCTGACAGGCTGTTTGCGGTCAATGCGGACAACCTGATCGAAATCGCCTCTAACGGCTCTGTGACCACCCTAGGGGCCATTCCGGCGGGCGTCGTGGATATGGCGTCGGACGGGACCAATGTGGTCGTGACCGTGGGCGGCGCGATCTACGTCTATAACGGTTCGTCGGTCACCGAGGAGACGGACGCGGACGCCCCGGATGCGTCGTCGGTTGAGTACCTGAACGGCTTTTACGTCTACACCGAGACGAACGCCGAACAGTTCTTTATCTCGCCGCAAAACGCGCCGCTAGGGGATTACGACGCGCTTGATTTTGACAGCGCCGACACCTCGCCGGACAAACTGGTCAGGACGCGCCGGGTTGGCCGCGACCTCATCCTGTTCGGCAAGCGGTCGGTTGAGTTCTGGTACTATTCAGGGGACAGCGTTTTCCCCATTTCGCGCTACCAGGATACGCCGCTCGATATTGGCCTGATCGGTGTGCGGGCTGAAGCGGCGACGAACGAAACGATCTTCTGGATTGCGTCGGACAAGACGGTTCGGCGTCTGGACGGGCGCACGGCGGCGCGGATTAGTACCTTTGCCATCGAGAAGGAAATCGCGTCGTGGACCGATGCATCCCTGACCATTGGCACGGCGCACGTTTGGGACGGTCACCTGTTTGTGGTGTTCCGCAACCCGTCCGGCTGCGTGGTTTGGGACCAAGCGACGAACCTCTGGCATGAGCGGGCGTCCTACGGGTCGGACACGTGGTCGGTGCCTTATTACGCCTACGCCCACGGCAAGCATCTGGTCGGCGGCGCGCAGCTTTATGAGCTTGGCGGCTACACCGAGGCGGGGGCTGTTCTCCCGTTTGAAATGGTCACGCCGTGGATTGATAATCAGGGCGAGCGGTTCAGCATCAATAGCGTCGAGGTTCGCCTTGAGGCTGGTGTGGGCTCGCAAACGCTGGACCCCAAGATCACGCTTTGCCGGACTGAAGACGGCGAGGAATACACGACGCCGCTGATGCGGTCCTACGGCAAGCAGGGCGACAGGTTCCGGCGGGTGACGTGGTCAAGCCAAGGCATGAGCCGGGGCTGTGCGTTCAAGATCAGGATTACGGACGCGGCCAAGCGGGCGATCTTCGCGGCCTATGTGGACATTGACTGATGGCGCTTCCCAAGCTGTCGGCCCAGCAAAGTATCGTCAACCCGAACGGCACCCCGTCCAGCCCCTTCCTTCTGTTCATGGAGAAGACGCGCACGGAGCAGGCTGCGACGGATGCGGCGCAAGCCGAGATAATCGCGGACCTGGCCGCCGCTATTGTGGACATTCAGGCTGCGTTGGCGGCTGCTGCGGCGGCAGATGCAAAGGCGGTAGTTGCGGACGGAAAGGCGGTCGCCGCCCAAACAGACGCAGACGCAGCGCAGACCACGGTTGACGGTGCACTGGCGGGAACGACCGCCTTCACGGGATTGAAGGTCGGAAGCACTAACGTCAAGCCTTTCCTCGACAACACAGACGGGACGAAGCTGACGAATTCTGCTGGTCTGGCGTCGTCTGTGGTATCGACGGTGAAGATCGCGGCGCAGGGCGTCACGAACACCGTGTCGGCCTTCACCAACACGTCGCAGTCGCTGACCACGACCGAGCAGAACTGCCAGGGAGCCACCTACACGACGACGGGGGAGCGGCTGGAAATCTTCTTCAGCTTCTACCTGAACGTCTACCATCCGGCGGGCGGCGGTATTGACACTACGCTGCGTCTGTACCGCCAAGGAACCCTGATCTGGGACTTCACAGTCGCGGCGACGGGTGACGACTTCGCGTTCGGCTGGCAGTCCGTGGTGGTCCCCGACCAGCCCGCTGCGGGCAGTTACCTCTACCAGCTCACGACGCAGCTATCTGCGGCCACCGCCGCCTCAGCTACGGCATCGTCTAGGTTCCTGCGTGTCACGGAGCTTAAGCGGTGAGCCGCGCCTTGGTTATCGACACCGCGACGGGGGTTATTGCGAAAACCGTCTCGGGCGACCCGGCGATGTTTTCGCAGCAGATTGAGGCTGGTGAATCGCTATGGGCGCTCGGGGAAGATGACGACGGGGCCAAGGTTGATGACGAATGGGTGATCGTCAACGGTGACGGCGAGCTAGAACTGCTGGGCGGCGCACCAGGCGGGGTGAGCGCCCCTGGCATTACGCTAGAATACGTCACCGAGGAGCCTGCGTGATAAGCCGCGATGTGGCGTTTTGGGACCGGGTCGCATCCCACCCCCAAGTCGCGCCGCATATCTTCCTTGGTCGTGAGCCTGAAAGCCTCGGCCCCCTAATCACCAACCCCCTCGCCAAGCCCTACGCATCGGACCACGGCGGGGTGATCTTCCTGCCGATCGATCTTCTCGGCTTTGTGGTCGAAATGCACACGCTGTTTACGCCGGAAGGATGGGGCCGCGAGGTCGCCACGTTCGGCAAGCGGGTCATGCCCGACATTCTGAAAACCGCCAGCCTTATCCTGACGCATGAGCAGGAAGGCCATTGGCAATCCCGCCCGCCCCGGTCCCACGGATGGCGAGCCTGTAGTGAGTTCAAAGACGTTGGAATGCCCTGCCGGTTGCGGCTTTGGGAACTATCCCGCGAGGCTTGGGTCGCCTCCCCTGTAGGACGGAAAACAGAATGCCTGTAGCTATCCCCCTTGCGATTGCTGGTGCTGGCGTTGCCGGTGCGGCGATGTCGTCTAGCGCCTCGCGCAGCGCGGCTAACACCGTCTCGCAATCGACCGACCGGGCCGCTGATCTGCAAAACCAGCAGTTCCAGCAGCTCCTCGCCTTGCAGATGCCGGGCTATCGTCGCGGCGAGCAGGCGTCTGGCGCGTATATGCAGGCCCTCGGCCTCGGTGGCGGGCAACCGCAGACGCAACCGACAGCGGGCGGCTATCAGGGCGGTTCCGGGGGCGTCCAGACCGGCGGATATGGCGGCGGAAGCTACACCGGCCAAGGCGGGCTGATGACCGGCGGCGGCATCCAGCAGCAGATGATCGGAGACGGCGCGGACCTCGCCTATTCGCCGCAGATGATGACCGGCGGCGGTCAAGGCCCGCAAGTCTCGCCTCTGGCCTCGCCGGGTGACGCGCAAACCCTCCCTCCCCGTCCCGGTGACCCGATGCAGACGGGCGGCGCATCCGGCGGCGGCGCGCTGGATATTTACTCTCAGGTCCGCAACACGCCGGGCTATCAGGCGCAACTCGATCAGGGCTTGAAGGCCATCGACCGAGCGGCCCCGCTGACCGGCGGGATGTACTCGGGCCGTCGCATGAAGGCGCTGAACGACTACGGGCAAAACACCTTCGGCAGCTACTATAACGACTGGATGAACCGCGTCGGCGGTGTGGCGGGTCAAGGCGCGCAAACCGCACAGAACGTCGGTGCCGCCGGGATGCAGAACGCGCAAAACGTCGGCAACCTGATGATGACCGGGGCCAACGCGCGGGCGCAAGGCTCGCTCAACAGCGCGAACGCATGGACTAGCGCGCTCGGGAATATCGCGGGCGGCTTTGCGGGGTACTACGGATGAGCATCCCGTTCGATGGCTTTCAGCAAGGCTTGATGACCGGGCAGCAGTTCGGCGCTGGCCTTCGTCAACGTCGCAACGCCCGTGAGCTTGGCGGGCTTATGTCCTCTGGCAACCTTGAGGGTGCGCGGGCTGCGGCCTACGGCCAAGGCGACCTCCAGACCGGTCAAGCCCTTGACGGCCAAGTCCGCGAGCAGGCCCAGGCCCAGCGCAGTCAGCAACTCACGGGCGCGCTGCGGTCGGGCGACTACGCAGGGGCCTCGAACTTCGCCCAGACGCCGCAAGAGTTGGCCGCGATTGAGACGTTCCGCAACAACGCCTCAGAGGCCGAACGCTCACAGGCTGCGGCTCGTTCGGCTCAGATGGCCGAACTTGGCCAGGCTGTCCGCGCGCTGCCCCCCGAACAGCGCCTCGCTCGCGCGCAACAACTCGCCCAGCAGTATGGCATCGACCCGGCCCAGATCACGCCCGACGCGGTGACGGATGAGGCGCTGGAGTCGTTCACCATCCGCGCGCTTGGGCTGAAGGATTACCTCGAATACCAGCAGGATCAGCGCGACGCGATAAGTCCGCGCTACGTCCCGGCGCTTGGCGGCTTCATCATGCCGCCGGGTTCGCCTGGTATGCCGCAAGGCCAGCCGGAAACGCTTAATGCTCTGCCCCAAGGCGCAAGGATTAGACCCCGCCCTAATCAGCCCTCGCCTGCTACGGCGGCTGGCGGGGGCGAACGTGGCCAGCCGGTTTCTGTGTCGTTCCGGTCCTCGCAAGAAGCCCAGGCGGCGATCACTCAACTGGTCCCCGGCGTTCGGGTGACCTCCGGCGCTCGCAGCCCTGCCGATAACCGCAGGGTTGGCGGCGCTTCGGGCTCCTTCCACCTTCAAGACCGCGCTCGCGACCTTGTTCCGCCCGCCGGGATGAGCATGGCCCAGCTTGAGGCCAAGATGCGTCAGGCGGGCTTCCGCGCTCTCAATGAGGGCGACCACATCCACGTTTCATGGTGATCTAATGGACCCGCAAGAAGGCGACATTGCCGACCTGCCCGATGGCCGCACGGCTGTCTTCCAAGGCGGGCGCTGGGTGGTTCAGGGCGGGCAACCGCAGGCCCAATCCGGCCCGGCTGGCATCCCCGGATTTGTGCCGTTCCAATCGCCGTCAGAACAGCGCGCCGACCGTCGCCTTGACCTGACCGAAGAGACCGCCGCCCGCTCAACCCGCAATGAAGAGCGGTCGATTGAGCAGCAGGGCCAAGCGCAATCCCGTCAAGGCAGGCAGGATGAGTCCGACCTTCGCCGCGAATTCTTGGCGCTCCCCGAGGTCAAGGAGTTCAAAGCAATCGGCAGCAGCTACCGGAACGTGGTGGCGACGGCGAACAACGACTCCGCAGCGGGCGACCTGTCCCTGATCTTCGCGTTTATGAAAATCCTGGACCCTAACTCAGTCGTGCGCGAGCAGGAGTTTGCTAACGCCCAGAACGCGGCGGGCGTCCCCGACCAGATCAGGAACGCCTATAACCGCGCCCTGAACGGTGAGCGGCTGAGCGAGCGCCAGCGGGTCGATTTCGTCACTCAGGCCCGCTCGGTCTATGAGAACCGCGCTGCCGTCTACAACGAAACCGCCAACTACTATCGCGGATTGGCTGCGGATTACGGATTTGATCCCGACAATCTGGGCGCAACGTTGGTTGAGATCGACACCGCGCCCGTCTCGGTCAACCAAAAGCAAGTCACCGAGGAAGAGGCGAACAACCCGAACCTCCTTTCCGCTCAAGGCTACCGCTACGACGGCGGGACTGACACTTGGGTCCGTGACGCAAACGCCGCGCAAGTCGCTGACACCCGCTCGCAGGAAATGGGGATTGGCCGTCGTGCCGATACCTTCGTTCGTGGCATCGCGGACGGCGTCACCTTCGGGCTGGCGGATGAGATTTCCGCCGGACTTAACACGGTCCTGCCGCTGGACCGGGGGACCGTCTCCGGCTTTGGCCAAGGCGGCTTCCGGCAGGCCTACGACAGCAACCTCGCGGCTGTTCGCGGTGTGGATGCGACCGACGCCCAGCAGATGCCGCTCACGCGCGGTGCGGGCCAGTTGGTCGGCGCTGTCGCCGCTCCAGGTTCTATGGCCAGCGGTCGCTACATTGCCGCCGCTCCGTCGATGCTGTCCGCTGCCGGACGTGGCGCGGGTGTCGGCGCGATGGCAGGCGCGGCCTATGGCGCGGGTTCTGCTGAAGGCCCCATCGAAAGCCGCCTGCAGGGCGCTCAGGCCGGGGCCATGACGGGCGCTGTGGCCGGTGGCGCTCTCAGTGCTGGTGGTCGGGCCGCTGGCGGCGCTATTGACGGCGCGATGGGCCGGATGATGACCGGCCCGCGCGCTCAAGCAGTCCAGACCCTTCGCGACAACGGCGTTTCGGTCATGCCGGGGCAGGCCTTGGGAGGCCTTCCGGCCACTCTGGAAAACCTCGCCAAACGCGCGCCAATCCTTGGCCCAGCAGTCCGGGGTGCTGCCCAGCGCGGGGAGGAAAGCCTGAACCGGGCTGTCGGCAACCGCGCGCTTGACGCCATTGGCGAGGGCGTTCCGGCAAGTGTGGATGTTGGCGGCGATATGGCCGCATATGTCCAGCAACAGCTTGGGGCGCAGTTTGACCGCGCTTATTCGATGGTCCCGCAGTTTGCCCCTGACGATGCACTCGGGCAGGGCCTCGCCCGTATCGGCCAGCAGAAAACCGACCTTCCCCCGGCCATGCAGCAGCAGTTCGACAATATCATCGGAGAGCGTCTTGCGCGGCTGGGTGCGTCGCCGTCCGGGCAACAGGTCGGCGCTATCCGCACCGAGCTTAACGGCCTCGCGGCTGGTTACCTTCGCGCTCAAGACCCGGCGCAACAGGGCCTAGGACGGATGCTGACCGAGGTTGCTGACGAGTTGGACGGGGCCGTGTCCCGCGCCAACCCGGAAGCTGGTCGTATCCTGTCACAAGCCCGCGACGGTTACGGCGATTATATCCGCCTGGAGCGCGCCTCTACGGCTGCTGGCGGTCGCCCGTTTTCGCCCGGGCAACTTGAGTCGGCGGTGCGGGCGTCAGACGGCTCGGTCAGGCGCGGCGCAGTCGGTCGTGGCGAAGCGCGGATGCAAGACCTGTCGAGTGCAGCCCGGATGGTGATGCCCGATCAGTTCGGCAATCCCGGCACCGCAGACGGCGTGGGCCTTGGCGCTATGGGTGTCGGCGCGCTTGCGGACCCCGTGACCACGACAGGCGTTGCAGCGGGCCTTGGGGTTGCTGCCACGCCTTATCTAATGATGGGTCGCCGCGTGGTCGAGCGCCTGCCCGCCAACGCCTCGCGCCGTGAACTGGAAGCCGCCGCAAAGGAACTGGACGGCCTCGCCGCTCAGGACAGCAACGTCATTTCGCTCAGGGACGAGATTGCGCGGCGTATTGGCCAGACGGTCCCTGCGGTGGCCCAGCAGACCGTTCCCGAAAGGCGCTTGATGACAGGTAGTCGTTAAGCGCACCGGCCACGAACCACACGGCCACGGCAATCAGCCCGTAAAGCGCCCAAGCAATAAGATGAGCGGCTAGCGGCCAACGGGACGTGTCAACGCCCCACAACGGATGTTTCTGCATTCGCCCTGAATAACACAGATCGCCGCGTCGGACGACGCCGCATTTCCCACGACGGAGTTACCCGACCACCACGCTACAGGCGGTCTATACGACCTCGGCCCTGACCGTCGCGCATCCGAACCCGATTACGGCGGACGCTGCCGGGGCCTTCGCGTCGATCTTTGCGGATACCGATGTGGCCTATTCGGTGGCCATCACCGACGCGGACAACGCGCCCATTGTCGGCCTGCGGAACCGCGACAACGTCAAGGCGTCCCTGTTCTTCGGTGATGACTACATCGACACCGCCGCGCTGAAGGCCAACAACCTCTCCGACCTTGCCTCGGCATCCGCGGCACGGACGAACCTGGGGCTTGGCTCCATCGCGACGCAAGCAGCTTCGGCGGTTGCCATTACGGGCGGGTCTATCGCTGGCATCACCGATCTGGCGGTCGCTGATGGCGGCACGGGTGCGTCTTCCGCTTCGGCTGCGCGCGATAACCTCGGCCTGACCATCGGCACGAACGTTCAGGCATACGACGCCGATCTGACGACGTGGGCGGGCATCACGCCGGGAACGGGCGTTGCAACGGCCCTTGCGGCCAATGTCGGCTCGGCTGGCGCTTTCACCACGTTCAACGGCGCGGGCGGCACT